GTGCCACCAGGATACGTTACCCATGTTGAAGTTACAGACAGGAAGAAAAAGCGATGAGCAATCCATTACTTGACAAGTTTGAAGAAATCTACGGTGAAAAGAAAGAAGAGGAAGTCGTAGAAGAAAAGAAACCATCTATTGATGAGTTTAGAGATAGTTTTTTATCTGGCCTGCGTGGAGGTATGGCAGATGATATTATCACAATGAATCCCCACAATGGGATTACACTATCACCTAGTTATACATCTATTGCTGCTCAACCTCAAGGGCAACTAACATTCAATGCTGCTACTAATGAGCTTTGTATCTCCAATGGTGTGGATGATGTTGTCATTCCTACTGGCAAGGTAGAGAATGGCAGAATGATTATTAATGGCGACTACATCAGCGCAGATAAAGTAATCAACAAAAACCGAACACCAACATGTTTTGCTTTTGACGCACCAAAAACAGAGATGGAAAAACATTTCCTCAAAGTATTGGAAGAAGTTGCTAATGGAAGAGCTGTAGTATCAGAGATTAGAGCAGACATTGACCCATCATTCACTGGATTTGGTGGGCAAATAAAATATACTATTGGTATCGTCGGCAGGTATCCATGAACCCGTCTGATAAGGATAAGTTATACATCACATTATTTTTACTAATCCTTTTCCTACTTGACATGTGCGTGGTGGGTGGGGTATTATTACATGGTAAAGCGAACTTCCTTGAGCTGCTCAAGCATCTAAAGCAATGAGAAAGGTCATTGTAAAACCTAAGAGTAGCAAGGCAAAGAATCGCCTCGCTAACAGCATGGAAGGCAATCCTGTCTGTGTTGTAGAGCAGGATACTGGCGGTGAGTTGTTTCTCGCTGCCGAAAATCGTAAATACTTCTTCTGGGTCAGCACACGCACTGGAACTAATCGTTTCGGTGACAAAGCTGACGCACACTGGGAAGTTATCACTGAAATCAAGGATGTAATCTTGTGAACTACCTTTGCCTGATTGATGGTGTTGTTGAGTTTGGCAGCACCAGCTTACATGAGTTTGCTCGCTACTTTGTGATGTATGATGAAGAAGTCACAGAGGCAGAAGAGAATAACACTTTAGAGATTCTCATGCTCACTGATGAAGAGTATGCTACAATGTTTCCTGTGGAGGATGAAGAATGATCACTTTTTTTGGAGCTTGGTTTGCCCTCGCTTTTATTGCATTAGTGTTTAACTATGCTATTCACCACAACAACCCTGAAGACTAATGAAACCTAAAACCCGTGTTATACTAGAAATGGCAATCGAAGAAGGTGTGCGTCGTGGTTGGCATCTCGCACACAAACATGTAGAGAATCCTCTGCCAAGTGCCGTTATGGAGCGCATTGACGAAGCTGTAATGTCTGCAATCTACGAATACTTTTCCTTTGATGATGAGGACTACCAATGACTTACGACGAACTCTACGAGCACATTGTAAAATATGTTGCTCTGCCCCACACTGCTATCACCAAGCATGACAAACGCCGTGCTTGTTTGATTCTTGGTGCTGTCATGGAGTTTCACCTTGATTGCCTTGATGAAGGTGTAGACCCTCGCACCATTGATATGACTGGATTTGTGAATGAAAAACTTGATGAGTTGGAGGAAAGCAAATGAGCGGCGGTCACTTTGGAGATTACGACTACTACAAGGTCTCACAGTTTGCTGATGAGTTGGAAGTGGAGATTGAGAATAATGGTAAGGAAAGGAATGAAGATCGCACTTATGGTTGTGAATGGTATCCCAACCACGACCCTGATGTGATTGATGTTTTACGAGAGCAAATCCCCAAACTTCGTAAGATGGCAGAGATTATGAAACACATTGACTATCTCTACAGTGGTGACATTGGTGATGATGGTTTCCTGTTGCGTATGAAAGAAACGGAGGCTAAGTATGACTTCTAAACTTAAGTTTGTTTATGTAACTCGCACGATTGACCCCAAGACAGGTATTCATTACTTGGATGCTGTTGATGAGTATGGATACCATTGGTCTGCTCAACAGGAAACTGGTGTAGAAAGGTGGATTACATATAAGGAAGTTTGGAAACGAGACCCACAACAACCATTAGACCTATGACTGACCTTGATAAACTACTTGAAAAACATTTCAGTCGCCCACCATCGCTGTGGAATATCATGCGACATGAGCTAGGATTCTCTATTGATATGTGTGATGAGATTGTAGAGGCAGTGGAGCGATGGTTGCCGAAGGAAGACCCTAGACCCTCATATGATACGATGCAATGGGATAAATGTGTTAGAATGATGCGTGAGAAACTTTGGGAGCAAACAGAATGACTAAAGATAATATCACTGGCATCACTATCAAAGGTGATGATTTCTATATTGACGGCAAGAAAACACAACTTGCTGGTAATCACACATGGAATACAGTTCAGCGTGTTGGTGGCGAGCGTATTGGTATGAATAAAATCACTGGTAACTTTACTCGTCTGTGGACGCTTGAAACTACCCGTGTAAATCTATCTGAGTCACCGTGGGGAAGCAATACTCCTGGTGTTGTGAAGATTGAGAATAGTCCATGGAAAAAAGATGGCAGTCTCAATGATGCTTACTATGAGGCACTGGAGCGCACTGTAAAGGCAGCAGATAAGAAAGGTATTACTGTAGCTGTATGTTTGTTTGAAGGCACTCTTGCGACCTATTTTAAGGGTAGTGGATATGCTTCGTGGGAGAATCATCCTTTCAATGGACTCGGACCAGCAGATGCTTATAGCGTTCATACTAAAGGTCCATGGAATGTGTATCAACGTGCTCATGTGAAGCGTGTGGTGCAAACACTTGAGAAGTATGATAATGTGATGTATGAAGTGGGTAATGAGCTACCCCGTGATTCTATTAAATGGTTTCAAGGTAAAGTTATTGAATGGGTAAATAAGTTTACTGATAAACCAGTTGGTGCATCTTACGCTCAGGGCATGAAACCATCACGAGGAAGGACGCAAGATTGGTTGACACGTATTGATGCTGATTGGATTGCTCCATCAGGTCCAACTAAAATCCCAGGATTCAAAGGACCACAAATACTTGACACAGACCATGCTTGGCCGCTATACTCTAATGTATCTGGTCTTAAATCTGCTTGGAATGATGACAGGAGTTTGTGGGTGATGGATGGATTCTATGGCACTATGCTTAGAAACCAAGAGAGTTTGACGCCAGACCGTAACTTTATTGAGAGTGTAGTATGACTAAAGAACAAGCAGAAATGTTGCGTGACCTAATCAAAGGTGAGATTGATTGTGCTCAGATTGATGGTATGGAGCACGGTGCATGGGGTTGGGCGGAGAAACATTTGGATGAAGGTTGGAAAACCTTTATAGATAGTTTCAACGGATTGACAACTACAGGAGGTGGTAGCATTGGGAATGTTTGATTATTTCCGCTCATCGTATGATTTGGGTGAGCAGTTTACAAATGTGGTGTGCCAAACCAAAGACATTGAAGAAGGTATTGGTGGCACAATGACAGACTATTGGCTAGACCCCAATGGTCTATTATGGTATCCAAGTTACATTGGCACACATACATTTGAAGTGTATGACGAAGGGCATCCTAGGCATGACCCTAACATCAAATGGGGAAACCACGAATGGATACCAACTGGAGTCCATGGTAGGTATCAACCACACTACCTGACAAAATATATTGAAATCCATATTGCCAACTGGAAAGGGCCGTGGGAAGACTGGCCCCGCTTGCGTATTCACTTTAAACATGGTAAACTACAAGATTATGAGGATGTGACAGGACGATGAGCACAACAACTTTCACTTACAAAAGCGATGAACTGGTGTGTATGGGTGATCGCTACCCTGGCAAGACACTGACAATCAAAACTGATTGCTCAGACCTTGACGCACACGAGTTGCTTGACATTTTTAAATCTTTCATGCTAGGATCTGGTTATGCCGAAAAAAGTTTCTATGACGCCTGCTACGAAGCCTGCCAAGAGTACCCGCTCTACCGTCAAAGCGGAAACGGATCAAAACTGGGGGAAACTAACAAAACAGAAGAAGGATACCAAGACTCCTACCGCTACCCAACAGGGATGTAGTCTTAAACTTAGCAATGACCCTGATAAGTTTCCTCACACTGGATTCCCTATTCGCCTAGAATACAAAGACGGTAACGACAAGAAAACTTGTTGGTTTCAATGCTACGACCACTTTCACAAACATATCACAAGATACAAAGTAACACAGTATGAAGCACTTACGAATGATGTGGCGCTGGTGGGCGAAGTCACTGGGACAAAAGGCAAGCGATTGCGATAACGAAGCAGATAAGGTTGCTATCATTCGCACCATTATCTTTGCTACATATCTCATCACCAACTGCTTCATTGTGGCTGGTGTAGTGAGACACTGGAATGACAGAGACATTAACGTTGAGGTAGAAATCTATGAAAATCCAAACAGTTCCGAAATCCTATACCCAGAAAGACGGCACAATCTGGGAATGGTTGGAGACACCAACCTTACGGGAGTATATCACTCAGGCACAATCAAAAACCGCACTGGAGAGTTTGAATGAACCACCCAAACGAGCACCCCGAAATAGCTGAGCATGAATGGATCGATGATACATTCCGTGTGGAAGAAACTCGTTGGAAAACTTTCAGAAGTTTTTCCAAAGAGGGTAAAGAACTCATCACCTCATTACAGCGAGACACTTGTATTAATGCAACCAGATTTTACCTTAAAGGATGCCAAGAAGGCTGGACTGCTACCACAACATACGAGGGAACAGTAGGTGGAAAACTCTAAAGAATACCCATACCATGTGCTAGATGAAACTACGCCATGGTATGAGTTTTTAATGTATTGTGAGATTTGTCATCAGTTGAATGTTCCTGGGCAACCTTCAGTTGGTAGATATCACGCATATCGTAGATATTTGAAATATATGGGAATCATCTAAACTGTAAAGTTTTGTTTCTCAAAGAAAAAGAGAATATTAAGAAATCCCCATTTGTGTGGATTTGCTGATAAATTACTGTGGTATTCGCCAAAAACCCATGACCGACCAAGAATGGAAACAACTAGTAGAAATGAGAGAATGTCTCAGAACAAGTAGTGGTATGCTAGCATTTGATTCTGAATACATGGATTCTTATGCTCAGTTGTTGGCTAAATCTCTACAGGGTAAAGGTAATGGAGTAGTTTTCGATGAAAATGGATGATCTGTTGACATATCTTGAGGATCGTGTTAAGATACTTGAGCAAGAAAACATAGAGACAACAAATGCATTGTATGAGATAGAGAATCGTTTGCAATCTCAGATTGATTCTCTAATCAACTACACAATGCAGCAAAATGAAAGAATAAAAATCTACGAGGACACCTTAAGAAACTGGGCAGAACCAAATGACGTATACTAATGAAGATTCGCTAAAAGTATCTGAAAATGCTGATGGCACACTTGAGATCGAATGGGATCCAAATGATCCTCGTTATGCTATTTTCAATGAAATGAGTCAAGATGAGTTGCAAGATTATCTCACTAAAGCATTGGAAGAGTTCATTAAACAGCATGAGAAAAATGGATCAGTACAGTGATGAAGTTCTAATGAAAATGGAATATGACGCTATGAAGAAAGAGCGTGACACATATCGTATCGAACGTGATTCATGGCGTCATAACTTTGAAGAACTCAAAATCAAATACGAAGAACTACAGAATATATTTGTAGAGACAGATGATGAACTCAACTATTACAGGGATAAGTTTGTTGATGAATCACTGCAACATAACTATCTGAAGAATGATATGGAGGAAGTTAAGGCTCGCATATCAGTGCTTGAGGCACGTATTAGAGACACTTATCGATGAGGGGTTGACTCGTCACCCGATCCCGTGTATATTACATAGGTAATCGAGAGACGCCAAGTGACCGCCACCTTCGCTGACTTCCAAGCAGAGCAAGATGCTCGCAACACTTTGTATCTGAATGTTGTCAAGTATGGCATGATGCTGTGTGATGCTCTCACACAAGTTGCTCCTGATGGTTATGGTTACGAACTGAATTCTTCTGGTCGTAAGTATCACAAAATCTTTATGTGCATCAATGGCAAGCGTGATAGCATTCATGCTTTCATTGACAAGAAGACTGGTGAAGTCTACAAGCCTGCTAGTCTCAAAGCACCTGCTAAAGGTGTGCGTTACGATCTGCGTCTGATTAAAGATCGTGAATGGTTGTTTGAGAATGCAGACTGGGCAGGTTCTTACCTGTATGCCCGCTGACCAGTTTGCAAAGTGGCACAGGGGGTCGCACAGACCCCTCTGAATGCCCTATAATACTTTCATACGCAACCAACCCGATGCTTCCTTCCTACAGCGCCATGCAGTTTAACGCCGAAGCAGCACATCGCGCAGCATTGTATGATGCTTGTCTGCTGATTGTGAATACCTACAACCAGACTGATATGCTGGATGGTTACAACACTCACAACACTACTGCATACGACTTTATGAAGTATGCTCGCAACATTCTCAACCAAATCTCTGAAGGTAACTGAACATGACTTACGTTGTCAAACTCTACGTTGGTGGTAAAGTGTTTGAAGAAGAAGTTCAAGCAGTGAATCCCCAAGACGCTAGAGAAACTGCTCTCGCTCGTAATCCTAAGGCAAAGGTTGTTGGGGTGAATGTAAGATTCTAATGAACATCGTTGACCTTTCTCTCCTCGCCACCTTCATTCTTTTGACTGGTGGCATCATATTCTTTTTCAAAGCAATCTACCGCTGAACATCATGGCAACTCGTTCCCGCATCGGCATTGAACTCTCTGATGAATCTGTGCTCTCTGTATATCACCACTGGGATGGTTATCCTGAGTGGCTCGGTCGCATTCTGAATACCCATTACAACACCAAAGAAAAAGCTATTGAACTGATTGATGGCGGTGATATGAGCACCTGCTGGAATGATAATAACGAACCCGAGTATTATTCTGCTCGCGGTGAAGATTGCCCTCCTCGCCTTGATGATCATCTCTTTGATTATCTTCTTAATGAAAATAACGAAGAGTTTGCATATCTGTACACTCGTTATGGCAAATGGGTGTGCTATAATCTTCACAAGTATGAAGAAAATACTATGCCTGAAGTTGTTGAAATCCCCTCTGGAGCACTCGCATGTTGAATGAAGAACAAGTAATCGATGTAACCTCTGAAGAGGTTGTTGAAGAGGTTGTCGATGAACAACCCGCATTTGCTGAGACATATGTTGACGCATACAAGCAATATAAACAAACGAAATATAAACTGAAGAAACTGAAAGATCAAGTTCAAAACAATATCAAAGCCCAACGTGGTTTTGGTTACACCCACAAGGAGATTACCTATGAAACCTGATCACACTATTCGCAATGCTAGTATCATTGGCGTCTCTTTTCTTTTGTCGCTAATGATTATCAATGCTGTGGTTGGTCCTCTCTACAATGTGTGGGCACAATCGCTGCAAGGTAAAGCAGAACTGCAGAAGGCAGAATATACTCGTCAGGTAGCAGTTCTTGAAGCACAAGCAAAGAAAGATTCTGCACAGCAACTGGCTGATGCTGAAGTGATTCGTGCTACTGGTGTTGCTAAAGCAAACCAAATCATCGGTAATAGTCTCAAAGACAACCGTGAGTATCTTCAGTATCTGTATATCACTGGTCTTGAAGATGGCAGCAAGAATGGTAACGTAACCATCTATGTGCCTACTGAAGGTGGAATGCCTGTTCCTACACTTCAGATGAATAAGTAATATATTACTGATTGTTACATGGGGTTGCCAGATCCCCTCAAAACTGGTATTATACTCTCATGTCGGTGATGCTTAAGCAGATCTGACATAAAATGCAAACTCGCAATTTTTACCATGTCTGAATTTTATCCTATCAAGTCTCGCTTCACCCCTCAACTGGAGTGGTTTGCTGCACTTGAGTTTCCTGTGTTTCGTACTGTTCGTTGTATCCGCCTTGAGATTCGTGATGTAGATTCTATTGTCTATGTCAACGAGAAGGGGCAGATCGTCAACCTTGCCCGCGAAACTGGCACTGACAATGTGAATGCTGCTGGCATCAAGTCTAGTCTGCTTTCGCAAGGTCTGTGTGTAACTGAAGTTCCTCCTATTATCCTGAATGATGGTCGCTTGATTGATGGTTATACTCGTCAGTCTGTGATTGTTGATCTGAAGCAAGACAAGTGGATCTATCTTGTTGTTGAACTGAACGAAGGATATACTATCGAAGATGCTTATGATGAAGTTGGTTTGGGTGCAAACAACCACCTGACTTGTAAGCCTGCTGTTATCAAAGACTTCAAGAAGCGTCTTAGTTCTTGGATCAACCGTCAAGATTCTGTCCCTACTCTGCAGGATTGCATCAACTGGTTTAACAACATCCCTCACTCGTTTGATGACAAGCAGGTGAAGAAGGCATGTGAAGATGTGATCAACAATCACCTCACTTCTGTTTCGATGGAGTCTTTCAACGCTAAGACTGCCGCTATTCTCGGTGCTGAGATTCTTGGTCGTCAGGGTCAAAAGACTCTTGCTATCAACAACTCCAACACTACTTATTTTGAGCGTGTTGTGTATGATCAACTGATGCACTTTGATGAAACTGGTAGTGTAGCACCTGTTGTTGGTTTCCTTGACAAAGTTTCTGCTGAGAATGCAGATACTCATCGCAAGAATCTTCGCAAGAAGGCAGCGAAAGTGAATCGTGCTTTTGCCAAACTGATTGTGAAGTATCAGGAAGATCCTGAGTTTGTGTTCTTCCCGTTTGAAGGATGTGTTGGGCAGCAAGTTAATGTTGAAGATCGCACTAAGCTTTACTGATAGTATTCATAAGTAACGCTGATGGGCAGGGGTCTTGACGACCCCTGCTTTTTGCTGTATATTATATCTGTTGAAACGAACTGGTCATGAAACTTCGCTCCCACCAACCGCGTACCATCGCTGCCATGCAGAGCGCCTGTAAGGGCATTGTGATTCAACCTACGGGTGCTGGCAAGACTTTAGAGCAAATCATGCACTGCAAGGCGCTTCTGGATGCCTCTGAGCGTGGTTTGACTGCTGTTGTGGTGGCACCTAGGTTGCTTTTGTGCAACCAACTGAGTGACGAATACATGCAGATTCTTGATACCAAGAACGTTCACATTCTGCACGTTCACTCTGGTGAAACGCACCACTTCAGCAGCACCAAATCTGATACGATTGCACTGTTCAACAATACTGCTCGTGCTGCTGGTGAGTCTTGCCTGATCTTCACCACCTATCATTCTCTGCATCGTATTGTTGATGCTGGTATTGACATCGATGTAGCTTACTTCGATGAAGCACACAATGCCACCAGCAAGCAGTTCTTTCCTAAAACTGCTATGGTATCTGAGATGGCGGACAACTGCTATTTCTTCACTGCAACTCCTCGTCACTCCAAGAATCCTCATGGTCGTGGCATGAATAACAAACTGGTGTTTGGTGATGTGATTGAGATCACTCCTGCACAGGAACTGATTGAGTCTGGTAGCATCATTCCTCCTTCGATTGTTATTCACGAACAGCCTGCAGTTGCTCGCACCAAGTCTAATGCTGCTGACTGCGATGCTAACACTGTGCTGGAGATTATCGACAATCTCGATGCTGATGCTGGGCAGAAAATCCTCGTAGCAGCACCTAGCAGCAAAATCATTTGGAATATGGTTGCTGCTACTTCTATGCTGCAGGAACTCTCTGAGCGTGGTTACGATGTGATGCATATTACTGCTAAGCATGGTGCATATGTCAACAAGCAGAAAGTGAACCGTGAGGTATTCTTTGACACGCTGACTGCATGGGGCAAAGACCCTAATCGTAAGTTTGTGGTGTTTCACTACAGCATTCTGTCTGAGGGTATCAATGTTCCTGGTCTGACGCATTGTGTGCTGCTGCGTAACCTCAACATCGTAGAGATGGCGCAAACCATTGGTCGTGTTATCCGCATGAATGTGGATGATGCGCGTGACATTGCGGAAGGCAAACTCACTGCTGGTGATCTGGGTAGCTATCGCAAACCGTTTGGTTTCGTGACTGTGCCTATCTACGGCAACTATGGTGCTCAGATTCAGAAGCGACTGCAGAACGTTGTTGATGCTATCTTCGTCAAGGGTGTGCCGCCGACCTCTATTATTGCATGAGTGTCAAGGGGGCGCAGCATGACCTGTTGCCCCCTCATCGCAGCCAAATCACCGAAAAATATCAAAGTATAAAACAACGCCTATGATTACCAAAGATGGATATGCAGCAGTGCCGTGGTATGGCACAAAGTACGTTATACTTTACAATGGAGAGCAGATTGCGGACGTGGATTCGGCAGAGGACGCCGTGTCCTACATCCGAAATCAACAGAAAATCACGAAATCAAAAACGCCGCCCAGCACCCCACGCAAGACCCATAAGCAGAGCAAATCAAAAGCCCGCTTGACACTGGACCCCTGATCCCCTATACTACTAAGGTAATCGAGACACACCGATGCAGACCCTGCAGACTCCTCAACTGACCAGCAAGGATGGCAACATGATTGTTGACTTCTATCCTGTGAAGACTCCTTACGGTGATATTTCTAAAGAGTGGTATCTTCGTGCTGTTACCTTTGCTCCTCATGGTCAAGTGTCTAAAAAGTTTCTGAATCGTGTGGAGATGATGCTTGATATTCGTGAGCGTATTGCTTACGGATACACCGAGACTCGTGATAACTCTAACCTGCCTCAGATTGGCAATCCTTTTCATGGTGCCTGCTGATGAAGTTGGTACTTTTCATTATTCTGTTTGGTTGCTTTATCAATCCCTCGTTCAGGGATTTAACCTATAATACTGCACATCAAGGAGCAACGCAAGCAGTTTCTTTTGTATCTAATGTTCTGGAGTCTACGCGATGAAAACTACCTACGTCTTTCTTGCCTTTATTGGCATTTTGATGTATAATGTCTTTCTGATTCAACGTGACACTCAACTCTTTAAAGCATATGATAAAGCGTGTGCTGAACTTCCTCAACCTCACCCCGATTGCCGCTATGCAAAACGATAACATGGATGACATTCTGCTCGACATTGATGAGTATCGTGAAAAGGAACTGATTGACTATTATGTAGAAGACCTTGAGCGTCTTGCTGCAGAGAATGAAGTCACGGTTGATTATTACATTGCGGAGTTCACATGACACCTACACTCACCATTCCGCATCTTCTGTATGAAGAGCTAATCATGCTACAGGACATCATGCTAATGCTTGATGAGTCACAGTTTGCAGACAATCTTGACGAAACCGAGCGTGAGATCTATAATGATCTGTATGACAAGGTAATGCAATCCTAATGGACAAAGTATCTCATTGCCCTGCTTGCAACGCTCTGTGGCACACCATTCCTATTCCTGAGCATCTTCACGATTCCTATTCTCCTCCCTATTTCTACAGCAGAGTCATCGCTCTACAATCCTGGGAGGCGGACAAAACTCATTCTTACCACTGCCCTGACTGTGGTGCAATCTTTAATCTCGACGGTACACTCAAATGATTACTACGATTATGGCGGGCTTCGCCTTTGGTTATTGTGTTGTTGACATCATTCAAAACTATCGTGCAAACAAACGTATTGAAGAGTTTGTGCAAGGTCTGAACGAATGCAACAAAGATGATTAGTATTCTTCTCGCTACTGCTCTCAGCACCACACCAACAGAACAAATCAATCGTTTCTGTGCTGAGGTAAATAATATACCCTATGCATCGAGTAACTTCACTGATGCAGAATATCAAAAGTTTCTCTCCTGCGTTCGCTTCTTTACCAAAGATGATTACACTTAATCCCATCACTCCTACCACCTATAAAGTCATTCTTCAAACCGAAGATCTGACTGATGAAGAGCGCACAAAGCTTCTCAGAAAGCGTGACCTATTCCCTGCTGAGTTTGTTCACATGCTCATTGATCTTCTTCCGCCTGATCAATCATTTGACACCTACGATCACTATAACATGACCCTATATGTCAAATGAAGAACAACAATACAATAATCTAATCGATTGGGCGGGTACTCGTATTGATTACCTGCTCAGTCGTTCTCGTGCATGTAAAAACAAAGCATTAAAAGCAAAGCATAGACGTAACGCACAAGCACTAGAAGAAGAATACTTTGACTGGTTTCATGCTAGACATTCATGTACACTATCTAACGTGCTATTCATACCATATCATAAGAGTGTAGGTAATGATAACTGGAATCCATATAAAGAGATATAGAGGTTTTCCACAGGGTTGCGGAAAAACTATAGAAGTTTTCCACAGATTTAAATGTGTAAAAAAATAGGTTTGGGTGATTTATAAGGGTCACACAAATAGTTCACAGAATACCCTGTAAGGGTTGCGAACGCTTGAGAATGTGTGGGAATGTGTGAGGTTGTTGTAGTCTTAGCACGCGACCTACCGAGTTGTCAAGCTTTGTATGGAAACCCAAAAATCTCAGAAATCTCAAAAATCTCAAAAGCGCCAAATCCGAGAATCCTGTGATTCCAAGGGTTTTCGAGGTTTTTGAGTTTTTTGAAATCTTAAAACTTGTACTTTTTGAGATTTCTGAGGTTTTTTGAGATTTATGATTATAACTTATCTTATAACTTATCTATTATAAGGATCTCTTATCTCAAAACCCTTGACAAACCAGGAAAACACTGGTATTATTACTAAGTAAACAACCAAAACAACTGAAATGGCTGTAGAAACCTTCCAAAATCTTCCTAGTTCTGCTGTAGAATCTATTACTATTGATTCTCAGGAGAATAAAGTAGTGATTCAGTATAAGTCTTCTGAGAAGAACTATACTTATTCTACTGAAGATGCTGCTGTATTCCAACAGCAGTTTATGGCAGAGTTTGATGAGAACAACGAAGAAGCTTCTGTTGGTCGATTCATCAATCAAAGTGTCAACAATGGCACTCTGCAACTGCTTGTTGACTGACCCTACCACAGATAAATAGTCTTGTCAAGGGGTGAAGATACCTAACTTGATATCAACATCCCTCACAGACGATTCTAGACACCTCTCAGAGAACATTTCAAATCAATGGCTAAGCAGAAAAGCAACTACAAGGAACAGTTCTATAACGAATTTGATAACTTTGACGAACAAGAGTTAGAAATCCAATATGGCGTGAAGGTACAAAACAAGGGTCGAACGCCTAAGAAGCAGAAAAAGATTAAGTTTGACGGTGACAGTATAGAATGGTGAAGTAAATAGTTTTCCACAGATAATATTAAACCTGTGGAAAACTCTCAATAGTTTTCCACAACCCTGTGGAAAACTCTCATAAGCCCCTCTAATCAGACCCATAAGCAAGGGTGATGGTTAGGGGGGTTGACTTTTGCCCCGATCTGATCCATACTACATGAGTCGTCGGGAATTCCCCATGAAAACTGTTCGGATTCAGGTTGAGACTTGGGACGGTTGCCGTACTATCTGGTATGAAGTCTCTCGCCTCAAAGAACCGACTGAGTTTATCAGCAAGCGTGTAAACTCGCAACTGGCTGGGCTGAACCTGAAACGTATTGAAGTTTCTTTGGCACCTGCCACCGTCTGATAAGCAACACTAATCATTCAGGGGGTTGACATTCCCCCTGATATCGTCCATACTACCTAAGTCAACAGCAAACGACCCATGCGCCTCATCGAACGCCAAATGAACGCCGCCATCACCGCTGGCACCAACTGGCAGAAAGACAACACCAAAGTTGTTACTAACGATGGTGTGAGCGAAGTGTTCCTGCATGGTAACAAAATCGCTGAGATTGGCGAGTGCTTTGTTACTCTCTTTGATGGTGGTTGGCAAACTAACACCACCAAGTCTCGCCTGAATGCTATCCTGCGTGAGCATGGTGTGCCTGGTGAGAGTGTGTTTCAGCACAAGTTTCAGTGGTTTGTGAATCAGGAAGGTGGCGCGATTCCTTTCTTTTCTGGAATGCGCCTGAACTGAAGATTCCTGAGGTTTCTAAGTTTTTCAAGTTTTGTAGAGTTTCAGAAAACATGAAAACTTTGAAAACTTGAAAAACTTAGAAACCTCAAAAGTTTAAAAAGTTTAACATTTATAACTTTAAGATATAAATTAAAGTTATAACTACTAACAATCAAAGGAGTTAACTAATGACTGTTTCTGAAATGTATACTGAAATCGTTGAACAAGAAATGGCTGATATCTTTCTAGATGAAGATGCTTATATCATCGATGATTATGTTATCGAAGATGTAATGAATATTGAATATGATATCTAATCATATTCAATACTAACTCCTAAGTATACCCTACCACACTCTAATCATGACCAAATCTGTAATGCTTTCCCTGCTCAATCGTGCTACTAATGGTAGCGAACTGCTGGCAGTTCTTGACACTTTGACCGACGATGTTGTGGTCGAAAGTGACACTAACTACATGCCGATTCTTGATCAGAATGTACCTACCCTTGAAGCTATCGCATTCTGATTAATATTGTCAAGTGACCCTGTGCCACTTTGAGAACTGGCACAGTGTTCTCCCATTGCCCCTGATTTGGTGCAATACTAACAGAGTCAAACAAATCCGATGCCTGAATCTTACACTTTCACTGGTGACGCTGTAACCTACCTCGGTTTGGTTGGTGTCATCTCCACCGCTATCATTGTGATTTCGGTGTTTCGTTCCTACTACAACTCTCCCCTTCGCAAATGATGGATCGCAAAACTCTTCAGGATCAACTTGTCCAGCAAATGTTGGATGACATGGATCTTAAGACCATGACATGTTTGTGCTACGATTATCTCATGGAGGGATACGATAAGTATAATGATGAAGAGCTAAATGAAGAGGTAGCACAATACTATCCTGAACTGCTGGAGGATGTGACAGTTTAGGAAGTGGCACAAGGGGGGTTGCAATGCTCCCCCACCCCTGATACATTACTCTCAGATCAAACAAATCACATGCACCACACTACATTCAAAGGCGGCATTCAACCTGGCACGACTGCATTTGATGAGCAGTCTAAGGCGATGGATGATAACGCCAAATCGGCAATGTTTCATGTGGCAAACATTCTCAGCAGCACCTATCCTGATCTGATTGTACAATCCAAACTCGATCAATCTCAGATCCCTGGTGGCATCGGATCGTGTGCCCCTGATGGTGGGGTTTGGTTCTACAAAGGTGAACTGATTGCCTGCTTTGAGAGTAAGAAACAAAACGATAAAGGCAACGCAATCGAACGCTGGTACAAAAACAATTTCATCGTTCGTGCTATCAATCCCACTGCAACTTACGTTACGTTTGCATCTGGCACTGGTGTAACTGCTGGCAATCCGATTCATCGTATCTTGCACATTGCACACCAGGGACTGTTTGGTGTGATGGGTGAAGTTCAGGTGGGCGTTAACAACCTGCATTGTAAAGTTGACGGTTTCAGTGTTGACGAGATGAGCGACATTATGATCGAAACTATCACTAACATCATCGAGGGTTAGTAACACAAACTCGGCGGCCGCGAGTAGTTCACCCATACTACTCGCTGTCTGCCTGTGCTTCCCTCCCCTCCCGCCCTCTAGGTTAATCGCCTAGGGGGCGTTTGTCTAGGTGGCCGCGGCCAGTACCCAAGGTGGCACACTAGCACCCGCCGCGGCCACCCCCTGCCTGTAGACTGATCTCAGTTCAGACAACCACATGACCAAGACCGAAGCAACCGCCCTCGCTATCGCCATCGTTCACGGCAACTGCCCAAACGCTGCTGATGGGCACGTCCGTATGCTCCACCAGTCCACCGAGGGTGCTGAGATGCTCCGCCTGATCGTTCGGGATGACCTGGCAGGTGCTGGCGAGATCGTAGCATCCGCTCTGATGGGCAATCTCTGAACTGTCCACTGGGGGTCGCCGCGGCCCCCTCTCCACCCTATACTGATCTCAGTTCAAACGAAACGACATGACCGACACTCCCCGCGCCTACGCTGTCATCGGCGGATGGGATTATGAAGGTGAGGATTTCGATTCCCTGCGCCTGTTCGATTATCACTCTGCCGCTGTGGCATACATGAAAGAACTGGAATCTCAGGGCTACGATTACTCTAAGTGTGAGATGCGTTGGATTGAACAAACCCCCTCGCTTGAAGAGATTCAATCTAAGGCGCGACTCGCTGAGCGTATGGCGATGCTGCCCTGACCAGTTGAGAGGGTGGCACACGCTGCCCTCACCCTGACCCCTGACCCTGTAGACTAACAGCATGAACAAAACCAACAACCCCTACATCGCTCAGATCCTCTCCCAGGGCAAGGAGCCCAGCAACGCTCCCGCCCCTGAGGCAGAGTACCCCCGTACTATCTACGGGCGGACCTTTGAGACCAAAGCCCAGTATCTCGAAGCCCTTGCCGATTTCATGAACGGCATGTGACACTCTGACAAGTGGCACAGGGGTCGCCACAGACCCCACCCTGACCCTGTAGACTGATTCCATCAACCAAACAAAGCAAATGTCCGTCACCTTGACTGCCAACTACAAAGAAGTGCTCGCTGCTGCTACTGTTGAGAAGATCGACGAATTGCTCGATGAGAACTATGCTCTGGATGACATGCTGGAGTTCATCGACAATCACAA